CACCGTGCGCCTGTCCGTGCGCACCGTGGCCGCACATGGCGAGATGACGCGCTACCGCGCAGGACTCGGCCCCTTCGGGCGCGAGCCGCTGACGGTCGAAGCCACGCCCGAGCAGGCCGAGTCGCTGCGTGCCGATCCGATGCTGATCGTGACCGAGGCGGAGTGACGCCATGCCCTACGCCACGCCGGCCGATCTCGCGCTGCGCTTTGGGGCGGACCGGCTCATCGAGCTGACCGACCGCGACCGCGACGGCTTCGGCGATGACCCGCAGATCGCGCAGGCGCTCGCGGACGCGAGCTTGGAGATCGACGGCTATCTGGCCGCGCGCTACCGGCTACCGTTGCCGACCGTGCCAGCCCTGCTTGCACGGATTGCATGCGACATCGCGGTGTACCGGCTGCTGTCCTTGCGCCGCATGGGCGACATCGAGGATGCGCGCCGCCGCTATGAGGATGCGCGGCGACTGCTGGAACACCTCGCCAAAGGCGTGGTGGCGCTGGGGCTGCCTGCCGACCTGCCCGACCCTGAGCAGCCGCAGTTGAGCCTTGCCGCAGCCAGCGTGGGCAGCCCGCGCCAGATGGGCCGCGATGCGACGGGGGGCTACTGATGCTGCTTGCGATCGAAACCGCCATTGCCGAGCGGCTGAAAGCAGCGCTCGCGCCCCTGCCGGTCGAGGCACTCCCCAGCCGGGGCTACCGCTTCAGCCATGCCAAGGGCGCGGCGGTGGTGACGCTCACCGAACTATCAGCGGGCGGCGTGGAGGATGTGGGCGCGTCGGTGCAGGGTGCGGCAGTGAGCATCGAGATGGTGCTGTTTGCCCGCTCCCTGCGCGACGGCGCCGGGGTGTGGGATTTGTTCGAAGCCGCGCGCCGCGCGCTGCATTCCTACAAGCCCGCGCCGGGCTGCACGCCGCTCAAGCTCTTGTCGGCCCGGCTGGCGGACGGCGAAGCCGACACCTGGGTGCTGGCGACGCGCTGGCAGACGCTGGTGCCGCTCGCGCCCGATTTGGACTACGACGGCGGGCCGTTGCTGACACGCGTGACTTTTGAAGGAGATGAATGATGGCGATGTACACCTACACCGGCCCGCTGACGAGCTTCACGCTCGCGGGTGGCCGTGACGTGATCCTGACCCCCGGAGGGCAGATCGAGCTGCCCGACTGCGACGTGGTGGAGACGCTCAAGGCGCTCGGGCGCTTGACCACGGTCGAACCCGCACCCGCGCCCGCCGCACCCAAGCCCAAGAAAGGAGAGTGACCCATGCCCGCCAACTTTTTGCACGGCGTCGAGACGATCGAGATCGACAAAGGACCGCGCCCGATTCGCCAGGTCAAGACGGCGGTGGTGGGCCTGATCGGCACCGCGCCAACCGGCCCCATCAACACCCCGACCATCGTGCTGTCGGAAAAGGACGCCGCGCAGTTCGGCTCCATCAGCGACGCCTCCAGCGCTGGGCACTCCATCCCGCAAGCGCTCGATGCGATCTTCGACCACGGCGCTGGCACGGTGATCGTGGTCAACGTGTTCGACCCAAATGTCCACACCGTGACCGGAGAGTCTGGCAAGACGGCGATTGCCGCCTCGGACATCATCGGCACGGTGACGGCTTCGGGCGCGCGCACGGGGCTCAAGGCGCTGGATGACACCTATTCGCTCTTTGGCTTCAACGCGAAAATCCTGATCGCGCCCGGCTATGCCACCCTCAATGCGGTCACGACCGAGCTGATCGCGATGGCCGACAAGCTGCGCGCCGTGGCGCTGATCGACGCACCGGCGGGCCTGACCGTGCAGCAGGCGATTGCTGGGCGCGGCACCTCGGGCACGATCAACTTCAACACCAGCACCCCGCGCGCGGTGCTGTGCTATCCGCACTTGAAGGTCTATGACCCGCGCACCAACAGCGAGCGGCTGGAGCCTTTCTCCGCGCGGCTCGCGGGCGTGATGTGCAAGACCGATATGGAGCAGGGCTACTGGTGGAGCCCGTCGAACCACGAGATTTCCGGCATCGTTGGCGTCGAGCGCCCGATCACCGCGCGCGTCAACGACCCCAACAGCGAGGCCAATGCGCTCAACGAGGCGGGCATCGTGACGGTATTCAACAGCTTCGGCACCGGCTACCGCGTGTGGGGCAACCGCAGCGCGGCGTGGCCCTCTGTGTCCCACCCGAAGAACTTCATCAACGTGCGCCGCACCGCCGATGTGCTGCACGAGTCGGTCGAATACGCCATGCTGCAATTCATCGACCGCCCGATCAATGACGCGCTGATCGATGACATTCGCGGATCGGTCAATGCCTTCATCCGCACGCTGGTCGGGCGCGGCGCGCTGATCGATGGAAGCTGCACCTACGACCCGGCGAAGAACCCGCCGACGGAAATTGCCAGCGGGCATCTGACCTTCGACCTGAGCTTCATGCCGCCGACCCCGGCGGAGCGGATCAGCTTCGAGAGCTTCATCGACATCAACCTGCTGCGCGGCCTGGGCGGACAGCAATAAGGAGTGAGCCATGGCGAAAATCGAAATCCACCGCATCACCAACGCCAACATCTACCTCGATGGGCAGTCGCTCCTGGGCCGCGCCGAGGAAGTGCAATTGCCGCAAGTCAAGGCCAAGATGGTCGAGCACAAGGCGCTGGGGATGGTCGGAACCATCGAGGCGTTTGCGGGCTTCGAGAAGCTCGAAGGCAAGATCAAGTGGGCGAGCTTCTACGCGGACGTACTGAAGAAAGCCGCCAACCCGTTCAAGGCCGTGCAGCTTCAGGTGCGCGGCTCCATGCCTATCCTGATTGGCGGCTCGGTCAACCGCGAAGCGCCCATCGTCGCGATGCTCTCGGTGGTGTTCAAAAGCCTGCCCGGCGGCAACTTCAAGCAGCATGAGAACGTGGAGCTTGAGACCGAGTTCACCGCCTACTACATGAAGCTGACCGTCGACGGCCAGGACGTGACCGAAATCGACGTGCTGGAAAACATCTACAAGGCCGGCGGCGTCTCGCTGCTCGATCCATACAACGCCAACATCGGGGGCTGACATGCGGCTCGATTGGGAGTGCGTGCGCGCCATCCTGACGGCGCTGGAGGACCTGCCCGAGCAGGACGGGCGGCTCATGCCCGGCGATGTGCCGGGCTGGGCCTGGCAGGTGGTGTCGTACCACATCGAGCTGCTGGACGAAGCCGGACTGATTCGCGCGCACTGCCAGCGTGCGCTGGGGTCCGAGCCGCTGTGCTGGGGCGAGCGGCTGACCTTTGCCGGGCACGAGCTGCTGACCGCGCTGCGCAATCAGACCCTGTGGAACCGCATCAAGGCGCGCGTGCGTGATGCCGGGCTGGAGTTGACCGTCGAGGCGGTCAAGACGGCAGCCGCCGCGATCACGCGCCAAGTGCTGGGAGGTTAAAGGATGGACAAGCTCAAGCTCACCTACCCGGTCAAGCTCGCCGACGGGCGCACGGTGGCGGAACTCACGCTGCGCCGCCCGAAGGTGCGCGACCTCAAGCACGCCGCGCGCTATTCGGACAAGACCGAGGAGCAGGAAACGGCGCTCTTGGCCGCGCTGTGCGGCCTGACGCCAGAGGACATGGACGAGCTCGACCTGGCCGACTACCGCAAGCTCCAGGATGCCTTTCGGGGCATGCTGGATACCGGAGTCTGATCTATGGCGGGCCGCCGGGCTGCTGGCGCGGTGGTTCCGGTTTCAGCCGTCGGAGATCGACGATTTGACGGTGGATGACCTGCACCGTTGGCTGGACGTGGCGCGCGAGCAGATCAAGGGCGCCGATGGATGAGGCCAAAGGCCACACCGACCGCGCCGGGCAGCAGCCAGGCCAGCAGCACCCCGGCGGGCAGCAGTGCCCAGACCGGCAGCCATAGGGCGCAGGCGAGCATGGCGGCAGCGAAGACGAGGGCGAAGGCGGCATTCATGTGGCAAGTATGAGCGAGTTCTTTCTGGGCATCAAGCTGGGTGTGATCGGCGCGGGCGCGGTCGGCGCAGCGCTCGGCTCGGTGCGCGGCTCGCTCGACGGGCTGGGCCGCGTGATGGCCGACCTCAAGCGCCGCCAGGATGACCTGGGAGGCGCGATCACCCGGCACATGGGCACGCTTGCGCCCAAGACGCTGGCCGCCCTCAACCGCGACTACGAGCGGCTGGGGCAGACCATCGACGCCGTGCGCAAACGGCAAGAGGCGCTGGGTGCCGCCATGGCGCGCCGCCAGGCGCTGGCTGACGAACGCCAGCGCCTCGGTGGCGAGATCATGGGCACGTATGCCACGGCGGCTGCCGTGGGGATGCCAGCGCTCTCCGCCGTGCGCGAGGCCGCAGGCTTTGGCGATGCGGTCAAAGACATCGCCATCGTGGGCGAGCTCTCCAAAGAGCAAGAGCAGGTGCTGGGGAGCAGCTTGCGCGCCATCGCGCGCGAGACCAACCAGACCGCGCGCGACATGGCCGCCGGGGTCTCGATGCTGATCGCCAACGGCATGGAGGCGCAAAAGGCCGCCGAACAAGCACGGCTGCTGGGCAAGTTCACCACCGCCTCGCGCGCGAGCATGGACGATGCCGCGCGCATGATGGTGAGCTTCGATCTCCTGGGCGTGTCGGCCAGGGACATGGAACTGGCCTTCGCGCAGGCCGCCAAGGCGGGCAAGCTCGGCAGCTTCGAAGTGCGCGACATGGCCAAGTGGTTCCCGCAGCTGGGCGGATACATGAAGGCCATCGGCATCACTGGCAATGAGGCGGTGGTGAACATGGCTGCGCGCTTGCAAATCGCCATGCGCACCGCGGGCAGCACGGATGAGGCGGCGAACAATTTCCGCAACTTCCTCGCCAAGCTCACGAGCCCGGACACCAAGAAGGACTTCGAAAAACTCGGCATCGACCTGCAAGGCTCGATGCTGCGCGCCGCGCGCCGGGGGATGGACCCGATCGAGGCGGGCATCGGCATCATCATGGACAAGATGGCGCAGCGCAGCCCGAAGGTGGCCGCCGAGCTCAAAGCCTTGTCGGACGAGATCGCCAAGATCAAAGACCCGGCGCAGCGCGCCGCCGAGCTCGAGCGCCGCCGCACGATGATCGAAGCAATCGGCCAGCGTGCGGGCCTGGGCGAAATGTTCCAGGACATGCAGGCCATGAGCTACCTGCTGGCCGAAATCCAGAACCGAGCCGACCTCAAGAAAATCCGCGAGGAGACCGCCACGGGCAAGGGCGCATCGGGAAAAAGCGCGCTGGATGAGGACTACGCCAAGCGCATGGAGTCGCCCATCGAGCAGTTCAAGCGCTTCAAGATCGAGCTGCAAGACCTCGCCATGACCGTGGGCGACGCGCTGCTGCCGCCGCTGCTGGAGATCGTGCGCGCGGTGCAGCCTGCGGTGTCGGCCTTCGCCGCCTGGGCCAAGGAGCACCCGGCGCTCATCAAGGGACTGATCGGCGCGGCGCTGGGCATGGCCGCGCTCAAGGCCGCTGTGCTCTCGGGCGCGTGGGCGCTGAACTTCTTCGTCCAGTCGCCGCTGGCACTGCTCAATGTCGGCTGGCAGACCCTGGCCGCGCGCGTGCTGATCGGGCGCGCGGCGCTGCTCGCGGGCGCGGGGCCGCTCCAAGCCATCGGCGCGGCAGCCGGGCTGTCCACCGGGGTGATGGCGAAACTTGGCGCGGCCTTCGCCTGGATGAAGGGCGCGGCGGTGGCGGCACTGACCGCCGTGGGCCGCGCCTTGCTGTGGCTGGGGCGGGCGGTGCTGATGAACCCCATCGGCCTGACGCTGACCGCGATTGCGGGCGCGGCGTATCTCATTTGGCGCAACTGGGACACCATCGGCCCGCTGCTGGGCAGGGTCTGGGGGCAGATCAAGAGCGGGTTCGAGGCCGCCTGGCAGTGGCTCAAAGGCCTGCCAGGGCGGATGCTGGACATGGGCCGCCAGATCGTCACGGGCCTGATCAACGGCATTCAAGCCAAGATCTCAGCGGCCAAAGAGGCGGTCATGAACCTCGGCGCGACGATGCGCGACGGGCTCAAAAACCTGCCCGGCATCCGTTCGCCATCGCGCGTGTTTGCCGAGCTGGGTGGCTTCCTGGGCGAAGGCTTGTCGCATGGAATGCGGGCAAGTCTCGGCGAAGTGCAGAAAGCCGCCGCTGCGATGGCCGGTGCAGCGACGATTGCGCTTGCCCCGACCGCGCTGGCCCTGCCGCCCATGCCAAAAGTCGGAGCGGGCGCAGCGCCGGGCGCGCCGATGCAGATCACCTTCGCACCGCAAATCACGGTCACCGGCGCGGCCAGTCCTGAGGCCGCGCGTGCGCAGGTGACGCAGGCGGTGCAGTTGAGCTTTGCCGAGTTCGGGCGCCTGATGCGCCGCTATGACGCCGAGCGCCGCCGCGTCGGCTGGGAGGGGGCGACATGAGCCTCTATGCCGTGCTCAATGACGTGGAGCTGGAGATCATCACCTGGCTCGACGGCCTGTCCATGCGCTATGGCGCGGAGTATGCCGAGCAGTGGCTGATCGGGCGCAAAAGCCTCTTGCAATACACCGGGCACAAGCCCGACGAGGTGAGAATCGACGCGCGGCTGCATGCGCAGTGGTGCAACCCGGCGGATGAGGTGCGGCGCATCAAGTACAAGATGGACGCCAAGGAGCCGGTGGCCTTCGTGCTCGGCACCGGCGAATACCGGGGCGTGTTCGTGATCACCGAGGCGGAGGTGACGACCACGCAGACCGACGGCTATGGCTCGGCCATCGCCTTCGAGCTCTCGATCACGCTGCGCGAGTATGTGGGCGACCCGGCGCAGCCCAACCCGCCGGGCGTGGTGACGAGCGGCTTTCGCATCCCGATCGAGGCCGCAACAGTCGACGACTTCGACCTGATCGAGGCCGCACCCTTGAGCAGCCCCGGCGGCGTCGCGCAGATGGCCGCCGACGGGCTCTCGGCCATCGCGCGCGGGGTTGGTCTCGCGGATGATGTGGCGAGCTTCGCGGCGCTGGCGCAGAGCAACCCGGCCTCCGCGCTGCTGGCGCTCCCTAGTCTGACCGATGCCGTCTCCGCATTCGGCGCGACGGTTCCCGTCGAAGGCTTCGATGCGCTGCGCGGCGTCGCTGCGGTCGCCGCCGATGCGGGGCAGGCGCTATCGGCCTTTCAGTCGGCCCGCAATACCTTTGACGTGGCGGCGGGCGCGCTCGGTGGCGGGCTCTCTGGCGTGTCGTTGGCCTTGTCGAGCGTGCGCGCAGGCGCGCAGGCGCTTGATGGCGCGCGCGAGTCAGTGAGCCGCATCGCCGCGTCCGCCGCGAGCCGCCTTCCGGTGGAGGGTTGGGCATGACGCAGGCGATTGTGCACACCACCATCGACGGCGAGCGCTGGGACCTCATCGCCTGGCGCTACTACCGCGATGTGCGCGAGATGGCGCGGCTGATTGCCGCCAACCCGCATGCGCCGCGCGCGGGGCTGCTGCCCGCCGGGCTCAAGATCGCGGTGCCGCTGATCGAGCGGCCCGCCGCCGTCTCCACCGCCGGACTGCCGCCATGGAAGCGATAACGCCGCAGGTGCGCATCACTTACAACGGGCGCGACATCACGGCAGACCTCACGCCCTACCTGATGCGCGTCGCCTACACCGACCGGCTCACGGGCGAGGCGGATGCGCTGGATGTGGAGCTGGCCGAAACGGATGCCGTCAAGAGCCGCTGGCTCTCCGAGTGGTATCCCGACAAGGGCATGGAGATCGCCGCCGAAATTGGCTATGCCGGGCAGCCGCTGGTTCCGTGCGGGGCCTTCGACGTGGATGAGATCGAGGTCGAATCGCCGCCCATGACCATCCGCATCCGGGCGCTGGCGACTGGTATTTCCCGCGCGGTGCGCACCCGCATCGGCAAGAAATACGAGAACACGACGCTTGCCAAAATCCTCGACGAGATCGCCAAGCGCATCGGTGCCAAGCGCAAGGGAGAGGTGGCAAACATCCCCATCGACCGCGCGACGCAGTACCAGGAGACCGATTGGGCCTTCGCGGTGCGCCTTGCGCGCGAGTACGGCTATGCGCTCAAGCTCACCGACAACAACAAGACGCTGGCCGTCATGAAGCTCGGAGCCGATGCCGAGCCGGTGCGCACGCTTGCGCCCGCCGACCTCACGCGCCTGTTCTTCCGCGACCGCATCACCGATGTCCCGAGCCGCACGGAGCTGCGCCATCATGACGCGTCTACCGGACAGCTCGTCATCTACGACGTTGCCAGCGGCAAGATGATCCCGGTCGAGCATGTCGCCGCCGCCGACACCAAGAAGCGCCATGTGCGCGCCAAAACCACGGCGCAGGCCAAGGCCATCGCCGAAGCCGAGCAGGCGC